TTCACATTATCACAACATATTAAGTGACGACCTTCTCTAAAACAGACGAAAAATGTTAACAACGCATCCAAATAAAAACTAAAACAAATGCGTACACATTCTTCCGCAAAATCATAACACCATAACTATGATGATGCAATAATTTTACGTCCTGATCTAGTGGATGAGGGATTTGAAAGTTTCTCCTCCTCTGAATTCCATGCATAAGCTCCAGACAAACTTTTTCCGGGGTTTAAATCCATCATTCTTTGTTGTTGCTTTTGTACTTCATCGAGTTTCCTTTGTAGAGTAGCTACTGTATTGTCTGGTTTGAAAACACCAAACGGGGTAATGGTTTTTCCAAATTTATTTTCTGTCAACATTAGCATTGCTGCAAATGTTGCTGCTGCACTAACATTTGGAGGATAAATCTCTATTGAAAACACATCTTGGGACACATCATACAACTGTTGTGCAAATGTTTGTGTGTTTGTTATCAAATTATGATACACCAAGTTAGCTCCCTCAACTGTGGATGCAATTGTCATATTGGTTAAAGGGTTAATATCAAAATCACTCTCTAAATTTCCAGCTCCAGTTGTTCTACTGGCTGTTGCGTTCAACAAAATTTGGCATGGTGCGGACTTGCACTCAAACGTAAATAAGTTGCCTATTCGATTTAGTAATTTTATAGTATTCCCTACCATATTAACAGTTTCATTGCTCCATATTAATGATCCAGCATCATTTCTGGCCAACGTTGTAGTTGAACTATACTGTCCATCAACAGCATCGGTCAATTTTGGTTTTATTAAATCTACAGAATATCCAACCCATATTTCTCCCACTTGATTGTTAATTGCTGGCATACCTTCCACACCAACTTGAAATAATCCTATGTCATACGCATGGGGGTCACCACTTCCACCAACACTTGAAGTGCTAGGGACTACATCACTACGAATGTATCTTCTTTCATATGGTAACACTGCTCCCATTCTACGCCCTCGGACATCTACTACGTGTCTTGCAACACGCTGGTATGGTGGAAAGTTAGAATTGCCTTCATAATTTTCCATTTCTAATACAGAACTAAAAGGAGCATCCAAAATGTCATAGTTAGTACCCATTATCACCTTGCCTAAAGCAGGGTTGGTACCAGAGATAACCTCTCCGGATGTGGTTCGATATTCGAACCACAAATTCCTAAATCGGTATAGTTCATAACTCCTTGCTATGTTACTCAACCATGGAAACGTACCTGGAAGACCAGGATTTATAGGAAATGAGTTGCCAAGTAGAAAAGCTATGCTTCCCTTTATTGTGCCTATTCTTTCCATACGTCCATTTATAGTTGTAACATGAGGAGTGGTTGAACTCATTGACCGTGGAATTTTTGAAATTTTCCCCTGTGAAGAGCCACTAATCATATTAGAGGCTTTGTGTGAAGACTTTGGGGTTTTAGTCTTCTTTTTCTTTTTATATGATGTCTTAGATGCTTTGGATATATGCACCTTCTTCACTGACATCTTTTTCTTTTTGGTTCCCATTGTTCAACTTAATTAAAGCAGCATCGAGTCTTCAGTATACACTGCTTAATGTTGGGTTGAGAATCGGTGGTTTTCAAGTGATACATGAGTTTTAAAACTCTTATCACAAGCATCACAAAAGTACAATGTTCGTACCCTCTGTGTTTGTTCCTGGGGAGCTGGCTCCCTTTCCGATCTGGGTTGTGGTTCAAGAAATACTTCATTGGGCATATCATATCTGGACCTTTTCTGGGGTGAAATACCTACCTCTTGGGTGGAATGCGCCTCAAATCCAGTACTCGAAGTGCTAGCTTGGGGCCTTGCAATCAAGTTTATGATATCACAGAAAGCCTGCCCTCTAGCCCGTGCATCACTTTCACTCATGTACCCTCTTTGTGCAAGAAGCATGGTGTTTGTAACCACTTGTTCTCGAGCACTCGGGATATTTGGTAGTTCCTTCACGGCTGTGTATGCACGGTGCAAGAGGGTCATAAAATCCGCATCCAATACTTTCGGCACTTGTGCTGAACTCATTTTCTTGTCTGATACAAAATCTTTTAAAGCACTCAGTCACTTTTCGTGCTTGCGAACCCTCATGACCTGAATAGAGAGCATTGAGAAATAGATCACTTTTCCATAAATGTTGGATATCAATCATTTTCATCTGTTTTACTTCTCCATAAAAGTCCCGCTGATAATTTGCTCGTAAAAACTCAATATAGCGCTCAATTATTTCAGCTACTTCTTTGTTTCCAAACGAGTCTATCCGAAGAGCATACGCCCGCATTAAATGCCAGCGCACATCATCAATATCGGAGCCCCAGCAGAGTGACGAGAGGACTTTACTTGTTTCGGGTTTGGGGTACCATTTAGATGCTTCTTTATCAAAATAGAATCCATTCGATAAGAAGCAAACGTTTTCCAACTTCTTTGGTTCCCACTTACCGTCTGGGGTTTTTGTTGTGACTCCTATGCCGGACCAAATCTCCGAAATGGCTTTAGCATTGAACCAACCAACAATCTCATCGCTAACCGTGAAGGTATTGTCATCACCATAGAGAGCTGCCTCAACATGCGAGTGAAAATGTGGGTACTTTGGTACAATTCCCACTTTCCTAGCTAAAATTATATAAGCATAGGCGAAGAGTCTATACAGAATCATCGTGTTATCCACTACAGTGTTTGAGCAACCCGACGGATTTCCAGTGTGTTTTTGAATTAATTCACCGTTGTCCATCACTATCACGCTATGTATAATTGCTTCATAGATCTTTTTCAACCTTAAACAATTTTCCTTGGTGCGCTCCTTTACTTTCAGCATCCCTTCCCTAATTTGACGTTGACCATCCATAAATTCAAAGGCCAAACTGCTATCATATGCAGTTTCGTCAAGTTCGAACGCGTTGGGGTGCTTACTCAGCCGGTTAAACAGGTTGTTCCATCCACCCATAAACTTTGAGGAGCCAACCATACTCCAAGTCTCTCCTGCTCCATTGTAGAAACCAATATTCATGTCTAAACATAATCTATTGGTAGCCACTGAATGTTCGAATGGTGCAGCAGTGAATGTTCTAAGCTTGTCTTCCTGTAACTTCTCCACAGGTCTGAGTTCCATTTTAAGTGACGAAGTCCAAATTGGACAAAGATTATCACCTTCAATTAGATTAACCCAGTAGTCTGATAAGACCATACTCATTTTCTCACATAACAAAAAATCCTTTTTGTTGGAAAATTTCAATGACCAGGGATACCCTGGAGATGTATTCATGTTCATTTCCAAAATACATTCCTCTTGCCCCAGCACGCTAGAGCCTCTCATTGAATCCATAAAATGTGTTGAAGTTAACTCTCCTGCTAGTACCCAAGCATTGGTATCTAATACAGGTTGGAGGCGGTCATATTTCGCTGTGCTCTGAAAGGCGGCGCTAAGATATGAACCACTACCCAGATGCCCTATAGCTGGCATTCTATAAGCTGTCGGCAGAGGTAAATTTTCTGCATCACAAAATCGGCGAAACGATTGATTCAATACTTCCTTACACTTTGGAAAAGAAGCTCGCTTTACTCGACCGAGATAAGTAGTAGTGCCATTTTGGAAATGTCTGGCATACTCACGTGATGTTGTGTAATGTCCCCCATTTATACCCTCCATTACAAATATAGGCCGATCTATATATTGTTTGAGGGTCTGCTCCCAGCTCACAAAGGCTGGGAGCGGGGAGTCTGAAAAGCCAAACCCCCACATTTTTTGACGATCTCATCTGTAATAATGATAAAACCGTTGCGTTTCTTCTGGGTGGCATAGTTGTGAATTCCAACAAGTTTACCTTGCTCATTGAACACTGGAGATCCACAAAACCCAGGTTTGGTATCGCAGGTGTACTCTGCATAGCCATTAGAGTGTATAGCTTCAACAACACCCTGTGAATCAAGTGGGCCACTTCCACTCTTCATATCCGCCTCATTATCATATGCCACGTTCTTCACATTCATTCCCACTGTGATATTTTTACACACGCGCATTGAATGCATATTTCCCAATTTGCCAGGGAAATACATTAAATCTGGACCGACCACAATACCAAGGTTTCTTGGAACAGAAAACTCCTCAGCACCTTCAGAAAACGTTATCTCAACATTTTCAATGGTCTTTTCACTCTCCTTGTCTCTTTGGAATATATGGGTACAAACAAGAAACCCATTACTGAATGCAGTTGCATTCATCTCTTGGTGCTTTGT